TTCTGCTTCAGTACATTTATTCATAATAGTAGTTAATGATCTTGATTTAAATCCATGACATTCATCACCGAAAACTGCACCAAATCTGGCAAACCAATCTTGTGGAAAACGATATATTGATTGCCATGTACTTATGACAATTCTTTTAAATGTTTTCTTATCTTTACCTGAATATATTCTATGACAATGTCTTTCTACATCATAACCGTAATCTTTAAAATCATTATACATTTGTTCAACTAAAGATGTTGTAGGTACAATTATTAAAATGTCTTTTTCTCCATAAGCAGACAATAACCATCTCATTAAAACATATATTATAAGAGATTTACCTGAACCGGTAGGTGAAAGTAATATTGCATTACGATGTTGTATACCGTGACATATAGCATCAAACTGATATGCTCTTATGTCGAAAGGTAACTTTAATGCTTTTATGAACTGCATCATAAAATCTACATTAATTTCGTTACCAGCGTTAGGATTACCATATTCGGTATCCTCCACTTCAATTTCATATTCTCTTGACTCGGCAAAAGAAAGTATTTGAGGAAATAAACCTGCTGGTATTTGACCTGTAGTTTGATTAAATAATCTTATCTTTCCGTCCCATATTCTGTTACGGTAGGCAGGCATAAATCTGTAGCCTGGCACATAGAAAGAAAAGAACTCTTTTAATTCTGCACCGATACTTCTGTCACATTCTAAGTGTATAGTAGAATGATTTAGTTTCCTGACTCGAATTGTTTCCATTTGATTATGTTCGATATAGTTTGGTGTCGCCATTTTAAATTATCTATTATCTCTGTTAATGTTTCTATTACTGTTTTCCAGTACTGTATCTTTTCTTCTGATTTTTGTATCTCTGGATCGCTATCGTAATAATAATCCATCTCGCCTTTTAATATTTTTAAACCATCAAAAGGATCCGGATCCCAGCCTTTTTGTTGTAAAGTCTCTTGATCCATTTTACCATTATAATATAACCATTTTTCTTTTAACAACTTTTTTTGTTCGAACTCAGTTCTTCTTAACTCTAATTTAGCAGTAGACCAAAGTTGTAAATATTTAGAATGTAATTTTGGAGTTTGACGAGAAGTCTCATCTAGCTGGTTATTATTAATGGTACTATCTTCTTGCCACATCTCGTGGACTTTTTTCAAATCAATCATAATGTCCTCAATATTATATATTAACCTACAGAACCTGTAACTGTAAACGAATCAGTAAAAGCTCCTGTGGTCGGGTTTTTAGTCAATATATCAAAATACGTAAATCTAAACGACGCGCCAAATGTTATAAAAGATTCTCCACCTGCAGTCGACTGAAACTGAATATCAGTTAAAGCTACTGGTATACAATCTCTATATTTAATTCTAACTATTGCGTTGTTAGAACTATTTAAAATAGATAACACAATATCAGATTGAGCTGGAGGTCTTTGTGTTTTATTTTTAAATCTATCTACTGCAGTAACGTTGTCTTGATCTAGCACTCTTCTCATCCAATCATGCATCTCAGTATAAGCTTTCATATCTTCATCTAATATTATATTAGCTAGCATCTCATTATAAGTTAACTTATCACCAATAAAAGGAATTGAAGCTATCTTTTTATAACTTAATTCAGCCGCATTCATAATCACACCGGCGTGTGTAAAGTCTTGAACAAAGTACTCTAAATTAGGATAGTTAGTTCTATCTATAACTAACTTAAATCCAGTTGGTTGTAGATAGTTAAAATTAGTTGTCAGTGCCATTCTTACACCTACAGTTTATTCCGCCACAGCTACCTTTAATTGGTCTAAATAATAAACCAAACGACATGCCCGAAGCTATGAACGCCATGAATACGAATGTTGTTAGTAGAAATATTTCCATAATGTTATTTATATAAAAAAGGAGAGCTCACGCTCCCCTTTTTTTATCAGTAGTACTAAGACTTAAGCACCAAGAATATTATCTACTCTGAATATTCTGTAGTACTGGTTATTCTTCTTAGTAGTGCTGTTAGAAATATCGTCCTGCGGTGTGGACGTTACGTATGGGTTGACTTGCATTCCATATCTGGTTTTAAAACCAATTTTTGGCTGGAAAGTGTCTTCCCCAACAGCTCTGACCATAGTTAACGGTACATATGGGCAGTAGAATACGCCAGCGTCATATGGGTTAGTACCCTTATATCCTACGTTGACATAGTCTGAAGTTGCATACGGATCAATGTATACTCTCATTCTGCCGTTCATTACGCCAGCAAAAGTATTACCTGTGTCGTCGACCTGTAAGTTAGCTGCTAGTGCAGGTGTATAGTCTAACATACCTGCTGCGTTTAATGCAGATGCTACGTCTGATGAGCAGATCATAAAGTTACCTTTACCTCTACGTGTCTCTTTAGCAATTACATTAGCTTCTCTTTCGATCTGTAGAATCAATCCTTTGAACTTCTCAACTGACCATCTACCATCTGCATCTGTCTGTACGTTGAAGATACCATTGACGGCAGTATTTACAGTGCTAGCACCAGTTTTTGCTTGACCGTTGATTGTTCTTACGACTTCTCTATTGATTTCAGCTAATATCTCTGTTGATAAGATGTTAGCTAACTCTGTCTCAGCATCTAGACCGTGGATTGCTTTAAGGTCTTGAGCTAATTCTAAAGTATATTCTGCCTTTAGCGCTCTTGACTTTGCAGTCACAGTTGCTTTTTCGATAGTGAAACCCATTTCAGCGAATTGCTCGCCACCTGATGCACCAAGTGCCTCAGCTTCTGCAGTAGTATATAAATCTACGTTTGCAATTGGATCACCTCTACTATCATCGATAGTTGAGTCACCATCTCCATTAGCTATACCTGTTAAACCAGATGGACCAGTTGCAGCATTTGCAGCTACTCCTGAATCACCTGAGTACTGCTCAACTTCGTTGAACATAGCTTCTGGTGCGCTTAGACCTGCGCCTGCTGTACCTTGGCCAGCTTTATTAACGCCTGTATTATATCTTGACTTCATCGCGAAGATTAAGCCTGTTGGACCTGACATTGGCTGCACACCGCAGATGTCGTATGCCATTAAGTTTGGCATAGCTCTTCTTACTAGTGCGATCAATACAGGATTCCATGATGCCTGACCTGGGCCAGTGTTTGTACCAGCAACTGTACTAGAATTTTCCTGAATCAAGCCTTCTTCTCTAAGCGCGATTTCTTGGTTCTCTAATACTGCAGCTGTTACAGCTCTTTTATGATTGTCAGTGATTTTGCCAGCACTTTCTTCATTAAGTACTGGAGCCCACTTTTCAATCAACTGATCATAAGATGATGTATTCGGTACCATAATTGGACTCCCTATTTAGTGGTTTTCTTAATTGCGGATAAGTACTGAGCCATTGAACCTTCAGCCTGAACTGCTGGTGCATCTTCGTCTTCCTCGATTACTTCTCCGGAATTGGGTGTTGTATTTTTAGTGAAGTATGATTCCTTGACTGTAGCCACTTTATTTGCAAAAGTTTCTTCGTCTTCGAAATCTACGTCACCGACCAGTGACTTAAGCTTTTCTACTTGAGTATCTGCTAAATCTTTTGAATGCTCTCTAATGATAGCGTCTTTCTTAAGATCTTCTAGCTCGACTGCCTGTGTTATAGCTTGCTCAGTTGTTTCGTTGAGTTTTGCCTCAAGGTCTTCAACTTGGTCAGCTAATTCGTCGACCATGTCAGTCTTTCCTTCTGGTACTTCGATGTAGGACTCTGTAAACAAGTCTTTTAACTTATTCATAAAGTCTTCTGCAATCTCAGTTCTTAAACCATTTTGGATAGCTAGTTTGTTATCTTCCATCCAGCCTTCAACTACGTAGTTTAGGTAATTGTCAACTTTTTCTACGAGATCAGATTTTGTAGTTTGAATCTCAGCTTCAAGCTCTTCGTTATACTTTTCTTCGAGTCTATCAATCTCATCAGTTAATTTTGATTGAATTGCAGCTTCGAAGATAATTTCTGCTTTCTGCTTGAACTCATCAGACAATGTAGCTTCTTCGGCGACTAAAGCTTTAAGATCGTCTTTGAAATCAGCTTTGTAATCGACTGAAGGTTTATCTTCAACGATTGCATCTTCATCTTCATTCTCAACGTGATCTTTCATAACACTATTGTACATGTTTTCAAGATTATTCTTTTTGGCTTTTTTCATCTTATTAAACATCGCATTAATCATACCTGCCTTAGTTAACTTAGGCATTGGATCTTTCTTAGTGTTATGCTTTGCAGTTGCGCCGGGCGACATTGGTAATGGCGTGCTCGGTGTTCCTGCATCTTGAGCTTTGTCTACAGAAGCGATTGACTGAGCTTCAGCATTCTTAGGATCGTGTTTCATTTCAGAGATTTCCTCATCAGTCTCTTGGAGTTCCACGTCCTGATTTTCAGTATTATTATCAGTCATTTTTGACTCCTTATTTTGATTTTAACAACGAGAGGAAATTCTTGAACTCACGAACCTCTGTCTCATAGAGATTAGTTCGTGGAGCCTTTTTAATTTCAGTCTCCATTTTCTCAATTGTTCGAGCTTCAATGATTCCGTTATTCCAAACCCACTCAACTCCTTCCATTATCCCATTAACGAAAGCGCTAGGAGCGGATGGATCTTGCACGATATCTACCGCGTTAAGAATATAATCGCTATTTACGACCATTGCGTTACCATTGTTCTTCAAACTTCCCATACCACGAGTCGATACACCGAATGTGACACCACCATCGAGTAAGCCTTTTACAACTTGACCCATTGGAGTTTCCAATATCGATGCCTTACCCACAACATCGTTGCCGTCAAATTCCAGCTTGTCAATCTTGTGGGAAACCCTATCTAAATTAACGGTCGGACCTTCAGGATGATTTAACTCACCGACTGCTCTGCCTTTTGCTACTTGATCTGTGTTGTACTTTGACAAAGCCTTTTCCAAAATAACTTTTGGATATATACGACCGTTTCGATTCTTTGTTTCTGCTTGTGCGAATATACCTTGGATAGCGTACTTTTTCTTTCCAGACTTCTCATCTTTTTCGATTAAGAAGTCTAGTTTATTTTCGGTATATTCTGATATTAATTTCATGTTATCCTCTTGGATATGCTATCTTAGTAAAATGTGTATTAGCTGAACCAGCATGTACTTCATCGCCTTTTTCTTTTCTTAACACAAAAGCAAAGTTTGCTGGTACCTGCATTGTGGCTCCAGTAGTTACATTTGTTATTAAGTCTGTGGCTGTAGAACAAATATAAACATTAGTAGCGCTACCTACTGTAGTTTTATTACTTGATCCGTTAGCTGTTACTTTTGCGGCTAGAGGTTTTATTTCCATTACTTCATACCTTTATATTGCTTTACAAATTCTGTAGCAGCTTTTACAGCTTCTCTTTGAGAACGGTAAACATCAAGTCTGTCTCCATCCACGTACACTACAAAACCAGTACGCTCTTTATGTATCTTAACTGGTATTCGTTGAATCTTCTTATTGAAGACTTCTTTACCTTCTGGTTTTCTACCAGTTAATTCTCTTAATTCTAAAAAGGTTTTCATCCTTTTACCTTTATTTATACTTTTTAAGTTTTAGACAGCTGCGCCTTCTATTTCATCTTCTTCGTCTTCATCGTCTTCATCTGGCGTGACATCTCCCTCTTCATACTCTACTTCATCGCCTTCTTCGCCATCAGCTTCTTCTTCATCACCATCTTCTTCTGCCTCACCATCATCTTCTTCATCTTCTAAATCTTCGTCGTCAATCTCTTCGTCTTCTGGCGGGACGTCATTATATATTTCTCCGGCTAATCTTGCTTTAGTTTGGTCTAGTATGTCATTCATCTTAATCGTCATGACATTTCCAAATATTTCATTAGCCTTATTATAATCTTTTTCCAAAGAATGCTGTACTAAATCTTCAATAGTATTAACATCATCTTGTTGTTTTTCTAAATTTTCACTCACTGTAAATCTCCTTGATCTGGTTGCGCTGCAGCTTGAGCAGCTTCTATGTCTTTATTCATGCTATTTATTTCATCGTCACTAAATAAGAGTACGTTCTTTTGTACCCATTCTTTAGAGAAATATTCACCGACATAGTTAGTGATTTGATCTAACGTTTGAATCTTTTCTCTTAATAACTCAGCTTCTTTTAACTCTGAAAAATGGTTATCTCTTAAGTAGTCAACATTTAAATCGTGTTTCCAACTATTCCAATCTTCTTCTGTTATTATGTTCTTAAGAATTAATTGCTTCTTAAGAATCTCATAAAATAACATAGAAAATCTATTTCTTAATCTATCGATAAACTTTTGAAACTTAAGTTCATCACGACTAATTTCAGTAGCTCTTCCTAGCGAGAACTGCTGCTCTTGTTCTAATCTGTTCATAGGAACATTTAAAGATCTATATAATCTCTTTTGAAAGTATATAATATCGTCTATCTGTCCTAAGTTCTCTCCCCCAGGTAATGTAGATATTTCTGTGCCACGTCCACCCTCTCTTCGCGGTAGCCAAAAATCTTCAAGCATTGACATGTGTTTTCTGTCATCTCTAATCTCGCCTGTCTTAGCGTCGTAAACTAGCTTGTTACGATACTTGGCCATAATATCTTTCATATATTGTTCGGCTTTACCTCTTGGTAAGTTACCTACGTCAATGTAAAACATTCTTCTTTCTGGAGCTCTTGCCAATCTGTAGATTACTAACGAATCTTCCATCATTCTTAATTGTGTTATTGGCTTTAAAGCTTTATGTAGATAAGAAACTATCTTTCTTCTATTTTCGTCTAGTAAGCCTGAAGTAATATAACTTATAGAGTCAGGAGACATTCTCACTGCACTTACTTGACTCCCAGGTTTTTCTTGATAGATATAAAATTCATCTACTTTTTTTACTATCTTTGCTCCAGTTTCTTTATCAGTTTCTTTTTTAATTTGCTTAACTTTTCTAATCTTCATAGCGTCAATATATCTAATCTCTTGTATACCTGACGTTGGATTTGCTTCATCAACTATTAAGTGATGATATAATCTTCCATCAACGTACCATCTTCTAAAAATATCATGACCTAATTCTTTAAAGTTAAGCATATTGTAAATATTATCAAATTCTTCTGCAATTTGTTTTTTAATACTAGCTCCAACTTTTACGTTATCAGTGTTAACCATAACACAAGGTTTACTATCGCTAGAGGTTATTGCCTCATTGACTATATCTTCAATCGCAGCATCTGCTTCTGGATGCATTGCTGAACCACGATACTTTAATATAAGTTGAGCGTTATCTTTGGAATCGTCACCTTCCATGTTCATGTAAGTTCCGTAGTGACCTCCACCATAACCACCGTACCCGGGTGTAGTAGCTGTTATATATCCAGCTCCATCATCGTCTCTAGGTGGGACTACAGATTTTATGGACTTATTATCTTTAGCTCTTGATATTTCAAATCCAAATAATTTAAAAGAGTTTGTAGTTTCTGCCATTCTTAATCCTTCATAGTTAGGAGAGCTTTCGCTCTCCTACTATTTATTACTTAAGTTGTAGTGTCAGTCTCGTAGTACTGATACGCGAACGCCACTGTAAATCTTTCAATTTCATCGTTTGTACCATAGTTCAAATCGATTGGTGAAAGATCTTGAGGGTATGAACCTCTAAAAGTATACTTCTTTAGAGTTTCTCCTGATCTGTCTAACTGTTCGACAAGTAAATCAGCTTCGTAAGCTATTGGAGTTGATAAACCGGTATTTGCTGAGTGAGCATTAATACCATTCATCCATCTTTCCATTGCATTTCTAATAGCGAAGTCCGTGTCATTGATGATTGTAACACTCCAAACATCAAACGTACGATCTCCAGCCATCTTAAGCTGTCTTCCTCTAAAAGGAACTACTATTTGTCCAAACACCGACCC